TCCGTTCGTGAAGTGTTGAGAGTCATTAAACTAATGAAAGAAAGATGCACACAGAAATAATTGGAATTGCTTGTTTGGCAATCATCATCGTAAACTTTGGCAAACCAGCCGATCTATTAAAACGCTATCTGTACGGTAGTGACTACTCCAAATGGAAGCGAATGAAACCCCTTGACTGTGCGTTCTGCTTGTCGTGGTGGTTGGGCTTGTCCTTTTTCCTATACACCTACGGTTGGGTGGGGATACTTTACGCATCCATCGCCACCGTGATTGTCGCACTATTAGAAACTAAACTATGACACCAAAAGAAAAAGCGGAGGAATTAATTCAAAAATATCTTAATATGAATGACGGATTAATTCAAGAATTTATACCCATTCCAATAGAAGGCGCAAGGCAATGTGCATTGATTATGTGCGATGAGTTGTTATGCAATTCAACATTTCTTTTAAGTAATGGTGAAATCTATTTTTGGCAAAAAGTAAAACACGAAATTGAAAACTATGAGCAACATTGAATTTATACTATCACTACAACCGTTGTACGACAACTGGAAGAAAACACAAGTATTCGCACCATCACCAGAACAAGGGGCAATTCTAAACAATGTCCACCGTGAAATCTTCGGAAGGAACTTGCCTAATTGCAGTACTTGTGTGACCGAAGCATTGCACTCACTTTTGATATGGGCAAACCAACAACAAGAAGCCATCACCAAAGCACAACTTGCCGATGATGAGCAGAAACCAAAGAGAAGAAGAAAGAATGAGCAATGAAGAAACACACAATGACATACCTAAACCATTTTGGATATGACATTAGTGACTTCATCCCTTGCGAGGTGTGTGGCAAAACTGCCATTGACATCCATCACATTGAAGCGAGAGGAATCGGAGGGAGCAAAGAGGCAGACAACATTGAAAACTTGATGGCGTTATGTCGTGAGGATCACATCAAGTTTGGGGATAAGAAACAACACAAGGAGTGGTTGAAATCCATTCACGAACAAAGATTGTCAATGGTAAAATGAAAAGCGAAGTATTTAACACGGACTGCCTTGAGGCAATGAAATCCTATCCCGACAATTATTTTGAGTTGGCTATTGTTGACCCTCCGTATGGGATTGGGGAGGCGAATGAAAAAAGAATGGCAAGTAGGGGATGCTCAAAATATAAATCAGGTGATTGGGATTTGCAACCAGCCAGTAAAGAATATTTTATAGAATTACAAAGAGTTTCACAAAATCAAATAATTTGGGGTGCAAATCATTTTATTGAAAACATACCAAATGCCAATAGCCCTTGTTGGTTATTTTGGGATAAAGATGGATTTGCGGATTTTGCAGATGGTGAATTGGCCTTATGTTCTTTCAAGACTTCAGTAAGAAAATTCAAATGGACTTGGGATGGATTTAGAAAACAAAGCCCGGAAAACCGAATTCACCCCACTCAGAAACCCGTTGCACTTTATCGTTGGTTATTGCAGAATTATGCAAAAGAAGGAGACAAGATACTTGACACTCATTTAGGCAGTGGCTCAAGCCGTATCGCAGCCGATATGGAAGGGTACAATTTTACGGGTTACGAACTTGACAAGGATTATTTCGAGGCGAGTGTAAAACGATTTAATGACTATAAGCAACAAATCAAATTACTGTGAGATAACAGCGAAAACGATGGCAAACGAACAAAACTTGAAACCATTCAAAAAAGGTGGTGATGAAAGAATAAATCTGCAAGGCAGACCGCAGAAGCTCATCACCCAAATGAAGGAAATCGGATACACCAAAACACAGGTGGAGGAAACGATGTTGTCAATGCTTTCGCTATCACGGAAAGAACTGGAGAAGATAGACAAAGGGGATGAGTACACAATAATGGAACGCACGATTGCAGGTGCATTGCTGAAAGGTCACGACAAAAACTCCCTGTTCAACCTTGAGATGTTGCTCACGAGATCACAAGGCAAACCAAAAGAAACGATTGACCAAACAATAGAATCAAAGAATTTCACAATAACACTAAATTTAGATGAGAGCAAACTGGAGAGATGAGAACATCCTACCACCTGAAGATGAACGACTTTGTGTGGTGAGTGATAACCAAGAAATCAAACACCTTGCCCGTTACATTGACGGTTATTGGATTGATGAATTCACAGGGAACTTTGTAGAGATGTTGTACTGGATGCCTATCCCGTTATTACCAAACGAATGAAAGTAATCCAGTCGGGGCATCTCGGTGATTTAATCTATTCACTCACGGCAACCAAGCGAGTTGCGGAGTTGCACGGTGCAGTAGATTTCCACATCGGATTCCGTGAGCAGAATACTGTTTCCGGTCATCCAAGCGGTGGATACTGTATGAACTTAAACTCATACGAATATATCAAACCATTGCTTGAGCATCAATCGTACATAAGAAAGGTCGAGATGCACACGCACATCGATATGGGTTATGACTTTGATAAGTTCAGGCGTCACGGATTAAATCTCGCTGCTGGTGATTTGAGACGGAATCACTTTCTTGTCTATCCTGAATTGATCACCGACCTTCACGAACCTTGCATTGAAGCCAGTGAACCGATTCCATACTTTGCGGACAAGATTCTCTTAAACTTCTCTGCTCGTTATCGCAATCACGATATCAACTATTTTCCATTGAAGGAACACAAGTGCGTTTTCTTTGGATACGAATCCGAGTACATCGCATTCACCGAGAGATGGCAGTTGGATTGTGAACTATTGAAATGTCAGGATGCATTGATGTTGGCAACCATTGTCGGCAGTTGCAAGGCATTCATTGGCAATCAGTCAAGCACCTACGCCATCGCAGAGCAAATGAAGGTAAAACGATTGCTTGAGGTATGCGTTCACTCACCAAATGTTATACCCGTAAACAATGGCTTTGACTATCTCACGAATCAAGGCTTTAACTTTTTACTTAATACCCTATGAAACTTTTAATACTAACAGACGGAATCAATGGTGTTGTTTACCATCGCATCTACGCACCACATTTGAGAATGCAGATAAACGGAGAAGCGGTGGTTGATGTCTGCCAATCACAAGCCGAATGGATGACGGTTGACCTTGCACCCTACGATGTGATTGTTTTCTCACGATGGCTTGGAAAGAATCAGTACGATGTCTTAAAACGCATCACGGATGCCGGGAAGCCTTATGTCATTGATGTGGATGATTATTGGGTACTTCCAAAATACAACCCAGCATACTGGGCATATCGCAAAGGAATCAAGAACTCCATCAAAGATGCCATCAACTATGCGGATGCAGTATTCTGCACCACTCAAAAACTCGCCAATGAGGTCAGGACAATCAACGAGAATGTCTACATTGTGCCAAACTGCTTGGATACATCTCACAACCAATGGAAGCAACCAAAGGAAAAGAACGAGAGAGTGAAAATTGGATGGGTTGGTGGAATCACACACGAGGAGGATTTGAAGCTCATTGCCGATGACATCAATTCAATGGATGTGGATTTCTACATTTGCGGATACACTCCGAGTGATCATTGGAACAACATCGTGAAACTGATTCCCAAAGCCAACATCGTTCAAGGAACATCTGTATTTGAATACGGTGAGGTTTACAAGCACTTTGATTTCGTACTTGCACCCCTTCAGGACAACCACTTCAACAACTGCAAGAGTGAGTTGAAGATTGTGGAAGCCGCTGCCTATTCTATCCCCATTATCTGTTCAGCAGTTTACCCATACTTATACCACACGGGAAACGATGGTGTGATTTTCGCAACCCAAAACAACTGGAAGGCATCCATTGAGAAGTTGATTGATGCTGGGCATTCTGTGAGACAATCAATGGGCGAATCAAATCGCATCTATTGTGAGACATACCACAACCTTGAACTGCACAACCTAACACGATTAAGTGTTTACCAAAGTTTATGCAAATAACCTATCAAAGACCATATGTCACGAGTTACCAAAAAGACATCCTTGATTGTGATGCTCGTTTTACCATTACTGCTGCGAGTACAAAGACGGGGAAGACGGCATCTCACATCATATGGTTATTTGAACAAGCGTTGAAGTGCAAGGACAACCAATCGGTTTGGTGGGTTGCACCGGTATACCAACAAGCGGAGATTGCATTCCGAAGGATGAAGTCACAAGTCACGGACAAAAACTTCTTCATCAGCAACGAAACCAAACTTTTGCTCACTCTTCCAACGGGTGCAAGGATAGAATTCAAATCAGGTGAGAAGCCTGACAACTTGTATGGGGATGATGTGTATGCTGCGGTGATAGATGAGGCATCAAGGATGAGAGAGGAGAGTTGGTATGCTATGCGTTCAACCCTAACTGCGACACAAGGCAAGTGCAAACTGATTGGGAATGTCAAAGGGAAAAAGAATTGGTTCTATAAGTTAGGGGAAAGGGCGAGAAGCGGAGAGAATGAGTATAAGTATTTCAAGATAACGGCATATGATGCGGTCAAGGAAGGCATTCTCAAACTTGAAGAGGTTGAACAAGCCAAACGAGATCTCCCACTTCACGTCTTCAACGAGTTGTATTTGGCAGAACCAGCCGATGACAAGACAAATCCCTTCGGAATTGATGCAATCCGTAGTTGTTACAAGCCAGTAACCAACAAAAGTGTTGTGGCTTGGGGTGTGGATTTAGCGAAGTATTCGGATTATACGGTGATCATTGGGTTAGATGCGATGAATTGTGTGGCATATGTAGACCGATTCCAAGCGGATTGGTCGCAAACATTGGCAAGAATTACGGCATTGATTGGGGTAACTCCAGCATTCTGTGATAGTACCGGTGTGGGAGATCCTATCGTTGAGCAATTGCAACGAAGCCATCCCCGAATCAAAGGATTCAAGTTCACATCACAGAGCAAACAACAACTCATTGAAGGCTTGGTCATCAGCGTACAAAATCGGGAGGTGTATTTCCCTGAAGAACCGATTGGAAGTGAGATGGAGAACTTTGAATTTGAATACACAAGAACGGGTGTGAGGTATACTGCACCACAAGGGTTGTTTGACGATTGCGTGATGGCTTTGGCTTTGGCAGTTGACTGCAAGAAACACAATAGACCGGGAACTTTTTATTTTGCTTAAACCGTTACAAATTGAAACGATATGAACTGGAACAACATAACCATCCACCAACTGCAAGAGATTCACTCTTGTCGTGATATGTCCAACATTG